CAGGCGAAAGACTCTCAGCAGGAAGAACGGGCACAGGTGGATGAAGCGGAAATGCCGACGCCGGAGCAGGTGAACAACAGTGCCGCTGCCGCATTGTTTGGATAAGGTTATTGTACAAAGATATATCACAGTATTCTTTGTTTTATTGTAAGTCATTCTCTACCGCTACAAAAGCGGTAGAGGGAAAGGAGTTACATGAGCAAATACAGAAGCAGGAAAGTGGTAGTTGACGGTATTACATTTGATTCCAAGAAGGAAGCGTGGCGGTACCGGGAGCTTCATTTGCTTGAACAGACTGGCGAGATTAGCAATCTGCAGATGCAGGTCAAATATGAACTGATTCCATCGCAATATGAACTGCGACCGGTCACATTGAAGAATGGATTTGTGAAGATGAAGAAGTTTTGCGTGGAACATGCATGTAGTTATATCGCTGATTTCGTTTATATAGATACCAACGGAGATACGGTCGTAGAGGATACAAAAGGATTCCGGACTAAGGATTACATTATCAAGCGGAAACTGATGCTCTACAGACACGGTATCCGGATCAGGGAGGTGTGACAAGATGGGAGCAAATATCAGAGATACACATAAGGTTGTAAAAGCGATGCTTGAGAAACATCCAGAGACTCGGAGCAGTGACGGATGCTTATGTTACATGGTGTACAAGGAGATTGGCAAGAAGAATGGTGTGGACGTAGATAAGATTCCAATTCAGCGGTTCTTCCTGCACATGAGAGAGCTTGGATTCCCGGCAACAGAGACTATCAGAAGAGCACGGCAGAAGATTCAGGCAGAGAACAAGGAACTTGCTGGAAGTGAGTTCGTAGAATGTAATCGAACAATGCTTGAAGATGTTTATATTGATTATGCAACCTGCATTATTAAATAGCTGGATTGAAAGGAAGGAGCAGATGGCAAGACCGCAAAAAAAAGGATTGCTGTACTTCCCATTTGACACGGATTTCTTCGCAGACCTAAAGATCCGGGCACTCAGTGCAAGATACGGATCGGATGGATTGATATTCTACATATGGTTGCTTGCGGAGATATATAGAGAAAACGGTTATTACATCGTATGGAATGAGGACAGCGAGGATGCAGCGATAGCATCCCTTGGGCTGTCCGAGGGTTCAATGAAGCAGATAATGACATTCTTGGCTAGTCGGTCACTAATCGTTGAGATCACACTTGCTAGTTCGGACACTATCATTACCTCCCCGAATATACAGAAACGCTATCAGGAGGCGGCAAAGAGCCTTAGACGTGAAATCATAGTTGATTGTGAGATATGGCTTTTGAATGAAGAGGAGACCGCTTCTTTTATTAAAGTCGCCCAAAATTCGGATAAATACAGTAAAAACCATAATAAATCCGTTAAAAATGAGAGTAAATCCCGTAAAAACCCCACAAATAAAATAAAAGTAAATGAAATGAAAGTAAATGAAAGAGAGGGCGCACCCGCAAAGCATTCATATGGACCATTCGGAAATGTGATGCTGTTGGATGATGAATTCACCAAGCTCGCAGATAAGTACGGAGCTGATATTCGTAACGATGCAATCGAATTTCTTGATATGTACATTGAAGAGAAAGGTTACAAAACAAAGTCTCATTATCTCGCAATTA